TAAATGAAATCGATAATGAATTATTTGAAATTTCATTTGGCGATGGTGTACTAGGTAAAGCAATTGAAGCTGGTAATATTGTACATCTAGAATATTTAGTTACAAATAAAGACGCAGCAAATAATGCAAGATCCTTTCAATATCAAGGATCAAACTTAATTGCAAATTCAACTGTTTCAGTTGTTACAATGAAGTCATCAACTGGCGGTTCTGAAATAGAAGATATTGAAAGTATTCGATATAATGCTCCTCGCGCTTATTCTACTCAAAATAGAGGTGTAACTACCGAGGATTATAAGAGTATTATTCTAAATAATTATCCAAATGTAAGTTCTATTAATGTTTGGGGTGGTGAAAATAATAAGCCAGTAGTTTATGGTAAAGTATTTTTATGCATAAAGCCAAAAGAAAGTTTAGTTCTTACTATTGAAGAAAAGAATGCTATTAAGAGAGACATTCTAAAAGCCAAGAATGTTATCTCAATTACACCTGAAATTGTTGATCCAAAATATACAACTATTCAAGTAAATTCATCCGTATATTTTAATTCAAAGTCAACTAATAAAACTAGTGATGATATTAAAGCACAAGTATTAACTACAATTAAAGATTATAATACCAATAATTTACAAAAATTTGATTCTATTTTTAGAATTTCAAATTTAATGTCATTAATTGATAAGAGTGATCAAAGTATTGTAAGTAATATTACAACTATTAAGTTGCATACAAGTGTTGTTCCGGTATATGGTATCTATGGTAATTATCAGATTTATTTAGGTAATCCAATTTATTATTCTGGTGTAGCCGAAGAAAGTATTAAGTCAGGTGGCTTTTATACCGCAAATAGTGATCAATTACATTATCTAGAAGATGATGGAGTTGGTAATGTAATGATGTACACTTTTTCAGGTAAACAAAAAACAGTTGTTAATAGTAAGATTGGTACTATTGATTATTCAACTGGATTAATTATTATTAAAAACTTGTTTATTGATAGTCTAGATCCAGATTCAAATCTAGATGAATTAAAATTTATCATTAAACCCCAATCATATGATGTTGTATCAGTATTAGATCAAATTATTTCTATTCCAGAAGAATTAATTAATATTAATGTCTTGGTAGATACTATTTCAATGGGTAATACTGGTGGTGGAACTAATTATATCTTTAGTTCTAGCCGATCTTAATAATGCTCCAAAAAGTCAAATTATCGACGCTAGTTGCAAATCAATTTCCTGAGTTTATTCAGGAAGAATATCCCGCGCTTACTTCTTTTATAGAAGCATATTATAAGTTTTTAGAGCAAACAAATGCTAGAAACTTAAGTAGCTATCGTGATATTGATGAAACTCTCGATGCATTTATAGTTCATTTCAAAAATGAATTAAACTATAATGGCTTTTATACCGCACCAGAAAATGATAGATTTATCCTTAAAAAGATTAAGGAAATCTATTCAGCAAAAGGTTCCGAAGAATCATATCGTCTATTATTTAAGTTACTCTTTAATAAAGACGTTGAAATCTATTATCCATACAAATCTGTTTTGCGAGCATCAGATGGTAAATGGAATCAAGATAATTCATTATTCATTGTTCCTACTTCTGGTGACATTAATCAAATAGTAAGTAAAACAATTAAAGTAATTTCTGAAAAAAATAGAATTACTTATGTTGTTGTAAAGAAAATTAAGAAGATTAATGATTCATTATATGAAGTATTCATTGAGAATAACAAATATCTTAAGAATATTACTGTAACGTCAACAATTGAATATAATGGCTTTATTGGAAGTATTTCTCCTACGATTGGTACTTATGAAGTACTTAATCCTGGCTTAGGCTTTAAGGTAGGTGAATTACTTACAATTAATACAAATACTAGTAATGGTATGACTAGTACTACAATTAAAGTAGATAAGATAGATGCAAATGGTGGTATTAAAAGAATATCATTTATAAAATTTGGTAATGGGTATACTTATGACTTTTATGGTAATGTTCAGTCTAAATTTACAGGCGCACCTGATAGTATTATTAGTATTAGTAAAAATAATATTAATTTATTATCTTTACCATCTAAAACAAGTACATTAGGCTTTATTGATGAAGGCTATATTGCAACATGTAATTATTGGGATTTAGATTATGCCGATAACTCATATGTTGGTGATATTGTTCAAACATTTAGAACAGAAGTTGCATATACATTAGATTCAACGTCCGATAATACAAATAATATACCTTTAGAACAAAAAATGGCTTTGATTAGATTTAATCTTAGCCCTATTGCAAAATATCAAGGCTATTATATCAATAATGATGGCTTTATTTCTGATGCCATTTACATTGAAAATCAAGACTATTATCAACCATATGCATATCAAATAAAGATTGATGAAGCTTTAAATAGCTATAAAAATATCATTAAATCATATTTGCATACTGCCGGAACTAAATTATTTGCTGAATATCAATTAAATAATGTTATTAATTTATCCACTGAAATTAAATCATTAATTAACTATCAATTAATTCAATTTATTGATACAGTAGATCCAAATGATGAAAATGTTAAGGATCTAATTAAATCTGCAAATGATAGTATTATTACATCTGATTCTGTTGGCGTAGCATTAGAAAAACCATTATTTGATGATACTGCAATACTTGATTCAAATAGTATCTTAACTGAAAAGCCAATAAAAGATTCTATTATTTCAAGCGATAGTAATACATTAGATACTTCTAGAAAAATAATAGATTTAATAACTGCAAATGATAGTAATACAAATGATATTTCTAAGGGAGTAATTGAATTAGTTGAATCAAATGAAACTAGTATAGTAAATATTTCAAAACCAATATTTGATCAAATTACTATAAATGATAGTAATACAAATAATACTTTTAAGGAAGTAATTGATTTAGTTGAATCAAATGATAATGATACAAAGGATTATAAATTAAATTATAATGATAATGTAAAAGCATTATCACTATATCTCTATAATATAGATAATTATGCTGAAGATGGATATTTTGCTATAGATGAAGAATCAATTACAATTGCAGTTTCTACATCATTGTCTTTAAGTGAAGACGTAATTATAAATGATCAAGAATCAATAACAAATTTTAAATCATTGTCTTTAAGTGAAGACGTAATTATAAATGATCAAGAATCAATAACAAATTTTAAATCATTGTCTTTAAGTGATGGTTTAACAGTAAATGATCAATTAATTTAGTATACTTAAATAGCAGTTTATAATACATTATAAATAATTTTAACACATTAGGAGAAAATGATGTCATTCAATAATGAAGTCAAATTAACTGGTATGCTTACTATCAATCGATTTGATAATACGGGTGCCTTAGTAGAAACAGTTCAGCATGAAAATCTTGTCGTAACAAACGGTAAGAATTTTATTGCTTCACGTATGGCTGGAACAACATCTGCAGTTATGTCACACATGTCAGTTGGTATAGGTACAACTGCAGCTAACGTAGCAGACTTAGGTTTACAAACAGAAGTTGCTATTGTTGAACTAAGCTCAACAACAGCAACTGATAATACTGTAACCTATACTGCAACTTTCCCAGCTGGTACAGGCACTGATACTTTAACTGAAGCCGGTATTTTTAATGCCGCTTCTGCTGGTACAATGCTTTGCCGTACAGTATTCCCAGCAATTAATAAGCAAGCCGCAGATAGTATTTCTATTACTTGGGTTGTTACAATTAGTTAATGAGTTCAGTAATTAAATCAGCATTACGGGCATCTGTTGCTCAAGGAATGTATGACGAGGTTTTATCTCGTCGTGCATCATATTATACATTTCTTGGACAAACTTTAGCTTGGTCTGGTCAAGATATGCCGGAGATTCCACGTGATGATTTAAAATATGAAAATCAAGTTAGAAATAACATGATTTCATTAAAACAAATTACTGAATCAGATGTATGTTTAATTGTACCACGTATTGACTGGGTTAAAGATACTGTATATGATATGTATGATGATTCATATTCAGAAACTAATCCAGCATATTCTGGCGCAACAAATATTAAAAATGCTAAGTTTTATGTTTTAAATAGCGAGTTTAATGTTTATAAGTGTATATCAAATAATTACGATTCACCATCTACAGTATCACCAATTGATGTTGGTGTGGGTTTAATTCATACTTCAGATGGGTATATTTGGAAGTATATGTTTAATATACCTAGTGCTCTTCGTAATAAGTTTTTAACTAGTGCTTTTATGCCAGTTATGACAGCACTAAAGGATAAGTTTTATACTTCTGGTACAATAGATAAGATTAATATTCTTAATCCAGGTTCAGGTTATACAACTATTCCAGATATTGTTGTTATTGGTGATGGCACATCAAGTGCTGGTATAGCAAATACAGAGGCCAAACTAACAGCAGTCATGGACAATGGCCAAGTAGTTAATGTAATTATTAATGATCCTGGTTTAGGGTATAGTTTTGCTAATTTACAAGTAGTAACGGATGCTGCACATAAACCAACAGTTGAAGCAAAATTACAAGTAGACTTATCAGTTGGCACATTAAATACAATTCAATCAAATGTTGAATTACAAGCAATAAATGGATCAATTGATTTTATTAAAGTTACATTAAGCGGGGCTAGTTATAGTTCAGCAATTGTTACTATAACTGGTGATGGTGAAGGCGCAACTGCCGAACCAGTTATACAAAATGGCCAAATTAAAGCTATTAATATGTTAAATCATGGTAGCAATTATACTTATGCAAATGTGACAATAACTGGAAATGGTACTGGTGCAACAGCACGAGTAATCATTAGTCCACCCGGTGGCCATGGTAAAAATGTTGAAAAAGAATTATATTCAAGTGCTATTATGACTTATACTTCAATTTCAGTTGAAAAAAACAAAGGCTTTACTGTTAATAATGATTATCGCCAGTTTGGTATAATTCGTAATCCGCAAAAGTATGTATCAACTGATAAGGTATTTTCTAGTTTAGCATCGGCATGTTTTAAAGTTACTGCGCAATTTGATCCTAAATTATATCAAAACGATATGATTTTAACTGATACTGCTGGACATACATATTTAATTGTAGCATTTGATGCTGATGTTTTATCGATGTTATTGCTATCATTGGATAATCATCCATGTACAGTAAATCAAGTATTGAATATGCAACTTAATGAAAATACATATAGTTTTAAGATCAATAGTGTAGAATTGCCAGACTTTAATAAATTCTCTGGCGATATACTATATATTGATAATAGAAAAGCATTTTCTCCATCACTTGAAGAAACTATTGTCACAAGAACTGCTATTCAGTTCTAATAAATAATAGCATCAAATACGAAAGATTAGATATGACGATTAATTTCAACACCAATCCATATTACGATGATTTTTCACGCGAGAATAAGTTTTATAAAATCTTATTTCGACCAGGTTATGCTGTTCAAGCCCGTGAATTAACTCAGATTCAATCAATCTTACAATCACAGATTGAAGCAATTGGTACAAACATTTTTAAAAATGGATCAATTGTATATGGATGTCAATCGGCATATACACCAGGTGTATATCTTAAATTAAAGCCATCTACTCTTGCATCAACAATTAAAGATTTGACTGTTACTGGTCAAACTTCAGGTGCTACTGGTGTTGTTAAGATGATTACTGGTGATAATACT